CATCTGGAACAGCAATTTAACGTGCCTGTTTTCACCCCCACACGCAGACTTGGTTTTCGTCTGAACTAATCAAATATCATAATTGATAATTTTTAGCAAGCGTTATTTTCTTAAACAGCTTCTTTGGGTCTTAACATTTCTAATACTGGCTCTATCTGGTTCGTTTTGATGGTCTGCTCCAAGTTGCAATCTTTCATCTGCGCCTGAACTATCCGGCTGTAACCTGCCCCCACAATTCATACACCTATCACCATTTCTCCTGTTAAGGCTCATGGTATTTAGGAAAACAACCTCATTACAGTCCGGACAACGATACCTTGTTTGGTTCTTTTTTGGCATTATTATTTCCAATTATCAATTATAGACTGATTATTTTCCTTCTTCTTTATCTCAGCCCTCATATCTTTGATTATTTTATCACACTTATTCTCAGCACCGTCCAATCCATACCGGATTATCCACCAATGAGCCTTAAACCAATTATATACAGCGTCACACCAGCTTAATTTAACATTATTCATTTTTTTTTCAAACATGGAAACGTATTCAGTATATCACCAGCCTCTAGTTTAATCTTCATTTAAGTTTTCTTCCCTTCTCTCCTGAATAGCACACCAGAATAATACACCAGACCATATTAGAAAGTTTACATTAATAAGCGATATTAATAATACTATCTGGAAGGTTGTCATTATATTTCCTTTATTTGAATGTCAACCCTCGGATTTTTTTTGTCAATATTACCGGTATAGTAGTGTGTGGAATGTAGAAAATTATCGTTATCATCTTTGATACACCCACATTCTACAATGGCATCACATAAAAACTTCTCATGTATGGAAAGGATATTAGACCTGTCAACACGCCTCTTATCGCCTCTGTGAAGGAGAAAGTCAAGAGTAATATGCTTAAAGGTGATTCCATAAAGAGCCGGTCTTACAATGTCTTTATATTTAATCTTGAGCTTATTACTGACATGATACTGCCAGTTCCGGTAGTTATTAAGGTTGATATAATACCTCTTTGCCGGCATTGTCTTACGCTCTAAGTCTATATACAATGGCATTGACACTATCACCCTGCCCTCACAGACTCACGCCTTGTCTCTTTTACTCTGATGCCAGGAACTTGTTTATTAGTAATACCATTAGCCTTAACCCATGCCTTCAGCTTTGCAGTTTTAATTTCAACCACATTCAAGGGTATTCTGCCGGATACAATCTCTTCTAATAACTCCAAAGGATGCTCAACCACGACCTCAATATCCTTTATCCAGCTTGTACTGCCACCACCTTCAACCTTAGTTGACTTCTCAATGCCGCCTGATGCTATATTAGGATCTGCATATACATTGTCCATCTTATCCTGTAATTCATTTACCTCAGCCTGAGTCTCTGCATTATCGATCTTCTTTTGCAGTTTTTCCTTTTCCTTTTGAGCTTTCTTATCTGCCAGTTTGTCCAACCTATCCTGTTCCTTACGTTGCTTTTTCTCCATTTCTTCAACCCATGTAGCCCTGATGCCCCTTAAATATATATCAGCCTGAATAAGACCATTGAGCATATCCTTCTCTTGCTGAACAATTACCTTATGAGCCTTTTGTGCAGCCTCTTTCATCGGCTTAAAATGCTCTTTGACCTGTTTAAGTCTGCTTGCGAGCCTGACCATAAACTCAGTTGTAATATCAAAGGACTCTTGGCTGACTATATGTAATTCCCTTACTCCTTCAGTAACTAATGTAATATCAGTACCCATTTCCTCTGTAATTCTCTCTGTTGGTGTTTTCATATCAATTTACCCCCTTCCAATCTACCATTAATTGATTAAATTCTGATTCTCGATACCATCTTTCAAGCATTTTCCTGAATATTCCCCACGCTTTAGAATGAAAACACTTGTGCATCTTCATATTACCCTGTATATCGAAGCACACAGCCCATCTGTCACGTTTTCCCAGCGGTAGTATATGTTTATACCCTTCAAGCTGTAAAATGTCTGTAAGGGGCTTAAATGGACGTAATTTCCAATCAAATATAGCAAAGGGAGTAACAAGGTCCGGCTTGCCACAATATTTTAACTTCTCATGGCATATAGGCTGTTCAATCTGGAAGTCAGAGATGTCAAGAATGTTAAATCTATCACGCCACCAATCAATAAAGGCATACATAGGTTTTATAATATCGGGATCAAGGCTATCAAACACCAAATCATCAAGTAGATGGAGCCTGATAGCCTCGTGAAATTGTGTGCCAAGCTCTCTCTTACGCTCTAATACCTCTGGATTAATACCTGAGAAGTCATATAAAGGATCAAGCGCCTGAGACACCGATGGAATATGCTTACCATTTAATATGTGTTTACGAGTATCCTCGTTGTAGATAAATGTCATTATATATTAAAAACATCATTCCTTTCATTATATGCCCTATCACAAGCATTTGTTATACCAATATCAATAGCTTTAAATATTTTCGACCTTTTCTTCTTTGTCCAACTTCCTTCCTATAAAATAAATTTGTTTAGTAGATTATGATTGGTCATCATCAGGTGGATTGGCATTATCATCTTCACTCCCATTAGGTACTATCTGAATAGCCTGAATCTCATTTGACTTAAACTGTTCATTGTATTCAAATAGTATCAGGCATTCCTGATTTGTGTCAGAAGCCTCAGATGCAGTCTCAGCCAACTTCTTATCAAAGGTCTTATAGATTGTACCACTTGTACTGTGGATAAAATATTGTGTATATTCCTGACCATTCTTCTTTTTACCTTTCTTCTGCGTAACTTTAGATATATGAGTGATAATCTCAGTATCTACGGAACTTGGCTGCTGAGAACTCTTACTCTGAGTCTTCTTGACTTCTGCATTCGGCTTAGAACTGTTATCAGTAAACTCAGGCATATCCTCTATGTCTTGTGTGAATATATCCGATGCGGCTGTTACATTAAGCACACAGGCAACCTTAGACCTCTTCTCAGCCATTTTAAGGCAAGTATTGTAATAGTCAGCAGGATTATCATGCTCAACCTTGTGCATTATCATCCATTTACCACCCATCTTACGAGTGCTGAATTGAGAGCCACCGATTAAATTAGGATCTCTTGTTTCCCAATAATCTTTAGGCACTTCTTCTCCTGTAGCCTCTGCCCTAAATCGCCATTTTGATTCCATAGTAGTACACGCTCCTGATCCAGAACCCATTCTCAGTCCTGAATTGATAGAACTTGCCGTAGTCTTGACTCTATATTCACGGTGTCCATTATTCATATCAACTACTTCAACCTCTGAGTCAAGGTCAAGCCTGAATGTTAATGCCAACTTCTCGGCACCGGCTTTTAATAATGTAGGCTTATCCCCACAACCAGGAATCACGCCATAGTGCGTATCCTTCTTCATGGTCTGTGAAAGTAAATTCTGTATAAGATTTACCTGTTGCCTTACGTCATCCACAGACATCGAATCTTTTACTAATGATAGATTAGCCATAATTCACCTCTTCTTTCTCTGACGTTTACTGGTTAAATGATAAGCCATGCACACACCACAGAAATAATATGCCGTTGCCTTGTTCTGCCTTCTGCGTGTCTTGTAAAACTTCAGCTTATCTACTGCCCCTGATAGCGTGTATTTAAGTTTCCCACATTCCCTAACTGGCATTCTGTTTCCCATCAGCCTCTTCCAATCTCTTTAAGATGCGTTCCTCAGCCTCTAGCGCTTGTTTAATATCCTCTATATTCTTCTTTGTCTGCTTAATCAGCGTCTTTATCTTTGATTCTCCACCCACTACCTACCTCCTTTCTTTTTATTATCCCACTTGCGGCTCTGGCATTCAGGGTTGGGACACCTAACAGGTCTTTGAACTCTCGGATACCACTTAAAACCACAATCTCTGCATTTCACTTTTTGTATTTTCATTTTGAGATACTACAACAAGTAATGGTAAATATCAAGAGAAAAATTTCGGGGAATGTAAATAGTTTATAAGTGTTTAGGGGGATTGAACTTGTGGATATGGTGTCCAAGAAGGATTTCCTGGGCACCGTGAAGAAATGTTAAATTATTTTATTTATGATCGCAAGCCTTTACTCAGGCTTTCCTACTCATAAACCACACTTGTTACTCAGGCTTATCTGGATACACGACTTCATCTGGACTATCATAATCCTGTGGTATATCTCTAAGTGCCTGTCTGTAGGTTGTCCATTCCTGTTTTTGAGTTTCGTCTACTGGAGCATCGGCAAGTATCATATAATCGCTTTCTCCTAAAAGTTGATTTCTCTCTTCCCTTATCTTTCTCCAAGCCTCGTTGTTTTTATTTTCC